CTGCGCGAGCTGGGCTACCTGCAGCCCGCATGATCGACATCCCCGCGCTCATGCGAATGAGCGATGACGAGCTGCGGGCATGGATGGACACGCCGCAGTTTCAGCAGTTGCTCGAGGCGTACAGCGAGGACCGCAAGGCCACCCAGTTGGCCCACTATCAACTGGCCAATCCCATGGCCCGGCGCGTGCACGAGACGCAGGCGCGCGAGGTGGCCATCGTGGGCGGCAACCGCAGCAGCAAGACCGACACGATGATGGCCGAGTTGTCCATTCGCATGACCGGCCATGTGCCGCTGTCGCTGCAAGGGATGTACCCGCGCGAGAAGCTGGCGAACCTGCCCGTGCGCGCCCGTGTGGTGTGCAACTCGCTCGTGGACACACTCGAGCCCATCATCAAGCCCAAGCTGCGCTGGGACCAGTGGAACGGCGCTGGCGATCCCCAAGACGGGCGCGGGCATTGGGGCTGGATTCCCCAGCATTGCTTGGTGGGCGGCACGTGGGAGAAGGCGTACAGCGAGAAGAATCGCACGCTCAAGGTCAATGTCGATAACTACTGGGTCGGTGCCGACGGCAGCGTGAACAGCATGCGCGGCGTCAGCACGTGTCAGTTCTTGTCGTATGACCAGGACTTGACCGCCTTCAGCGGCAGCAGCATGCACTGGGTCGGCCATGACGAGCTGCCGCCCAGCGACATCTACCGGGAGAATCGCCTGCGCACGCTCGACACGCGCGGGCAGCTCTACACCGCCTTCACGCCTCCCGACGAGATCGGTCAGGCGCGAGCGGATGTGAGCTGGTTCTACGATGAGGTGTACGAGAAGGGCCGGCGCGGCGTGCCGGGGTTTGAGACCATCGTGCTCCACACGGAGCAGAATCGCATCCTCTCGCAGCAGGCCATCGCGGAGTTGATTGCGACGCTCACGGATGAGCAGCGCGAGGTGCGGCTGCACGGCAACTTCCTGCACCTGAGCGGCGTCATCTACAGCCTCTTCACGCAGGGCACGAGCACGTGGTGCTTCAAGTGCGCCAAGAAGATCGTCGCTGTGGATGGCCAGTGTGTGACGTGCAAGGGTGATGATGTGGAGGGCTTCTCGCACGTGTGCGAGCCGCACGTGGTGCCGCAGAACTGGCCCGTGGTCATGGTGATCGACCCGCACCCGCGCAAGAAGGACGCCATTGGCTGGTTCGCCATCACGCCTTCTGGTGATGTGGTGATGGTCGCGGAGGCGGAGGCTGACGGCACCGCCGAGGACGTGAAGCGCGTCATCGACGACGTGGAGTCGCGCCATCGCCTGCTCGTACGCAAGCGCCTCATGGACCCCAACATCGCCACTGAGACCAATGACAAGCTGGGGCGCGGGTGGACGATCCGCAAGGCGTATGACGATGTGGGCCTGCGCTGCGACCTCGCTGCCGATGACATCAACGTCGGCATTCAGAATGTGCAGGAGTTGCTCAAGCCGGATCGACGCACCCGCCGGCCGCGCCTGCGCGTCTTCTCAACGTGCCAGCGCTTCATCTACGGCATGACGCACTGGGCGTGGGATGAGCACGTGCGCGCGGGCGACAAGGAACCCAAGGAGAAGGTCAGGGACAAGGCCAAGGATTTCCCCGATCTCATCCGCTACCTGGCCAATGACCGCCCTGACTATGCCAAGTACGCGCGCGGCGCGGCGATTGTGCGCGGGCCTATTCGCCCGGACCGCTCCTCTTCCATGCGAGCGCTAGCATCCAGCGCCCGATGACGAAGCAGTGGGTATGACACGTCCCCACCCGTCCATGTCGTGTGACGTAGTACGGGTTGCCCATCAGGCAGAAGGAAAACGGATGAATTCGCCCCGGCAGCCTCAGCACCCGCACGACTGGAAAGTTTAGCATGGCCTCTACACCTCCGACACTCCCGCAAGTGACCGTCACGCCGGTCCCGTCTGAGACGGTAACCGGAAGCACGTTCACTGTCAACGCGGGAGGCGATCTGCAGGCCGCGCTAAATCAGGCCGCCGCCGCCAATCCGAACTTGAACCATCGCGTGGTGCTCCCGGTGGGCTCGACATTCTCGGGCAACTACGTCTGCCCGGCCAAGGTCGGCACGGGTTGGGTGCAGGTTACCACGAGCGCGCTGGCCAACTTGCCCGTGACGGGATCTCGCATCGCGCCCGCGACAGCGGTGAACATGGCCAAGATCAGCACGCCCAACTCCGGTCCGGCCATCGCCATCGCGGGCAACAATCAGGGCTGGCGTCTGACGGGGCTGGAGATCACCACCACCGCCATTCTGAACTTTGGCAATCGTCTCTTCAACCTCGTGCTCATCAACGGGGATGCGGACGCGAATGGGAATCACACCTCCCTCGCCACACAGCCGACGCGCCATATCATAGACCGTTGCTACATCCACGGCATTCCGAACTGCAAAGTGACGCGCGGGGTGCTGACCAACGGGAAAGACATCACGGTCCGGGACTGCTACATCGACGACATCCTGGACAGCAATGATGCGACGGGTATTGGTGCGTACAACGGCAGCGGCCCTTTCCTCTACGAAAACAACTTCTCCCAGGCGACGGGCCAGTGTGTGTACTTCGGCGGGAGCGACTCGCAGGCCGCTGGCTTCATCCCCAGCGACATCGTTGTTCGCCGCAACACGCTCAGCAAGAAGCTCACGTGGAACAAGTTTCCGTTGCCCGGCGACCCGGCTACCGACCAAGAGATGCCCGCCGGGGACTTCATCAGCGTCAAGCCGGCGCTCGAGCTGAAGTGTGCGCAGCGCGTACTGATCGAAGGGAATACGTTTCAAAACAGCTTCTCGTGGCCGGCGATCACCTTCGACGCGTGGAACCAGGGTGCCGCAAACGCCAGTACGAACCCGACCACCACGTTCGCCTTCTGGTCTGTCGTACAAGACGTGATCGTGCGGTACAACCGTGTGGACTACTCCACGGCCATGTTCCAGACGTGGGCGGCCAACGCCCCGCTGCGCCGCGTGAAGTTCCACGACAACCTCGGCACGCGCATTCTCCAGGCATTCGACTCCACGAGCTACAACCGTGGCGCGATGATGCGCGATGCGGGCGGCAGCCCGTGCGAGGACGTGTGGTACGACCACAATACGTGCTTCAACGACAGCACGAATTGTAACGTCCTCTCGCACCAGGCTTCTGATCCCCCGTTCATGACGCGGTACACGCTGACGAATAACATCTTCGGCGGGTACGTGTTCATCGAAGGCGGCAGCGCGTCCGACGCAGCGTATAACCTCGCGTGCACGAACTTCCTGTTTCAGCAGAACGCGATCATGAAGCTGTACGCCGGGAGCGTGCCGTCCGGTGCGCCCGCATACACGCAGGCGGCCTTCTCGCCTCCCACCTTTGCGGCGGGCGAGTTCATCGTGCCTGCCACGACCGGCACGCCGGAGGCGCTAGGGATTGACCGCTCGACGGGCGTGATTTCAGCCGGCAGCCCGCTCCTCGTCACCGGCACGGACAGCCGGCAGATCGGCGTGGATCTGGCGGCGCTCAACGCGGCGTTGACGGGGACGGGGACGCCGGATACGACCGCGCCCACGGCGCCTACGAACCTGACGCACACGAATGCCTCGTTGAGCACGATCACGCTCTCGTGGACGGCCAGCACGGATAACGTGGCGGTCGGCGGGTATCAGATTTTCCGCGACGGCGTGCTGGTAGGGACGTCGGGGGATACGACGTATGTGGTCACCGGGCTCGCGTCCGGGACGAGTTACACCTTCACGGTCAAGGCTACCGATACGGTCGTGCCGCCCAACGTGTCCGCTGCGTCGGCACCGCACACGGCCAGCACCACGGGCATCCCGCCAGCGGTCAACTCGTTCACTGAGTCGTGGAACCACGCTGACACGGCCGTAGGGGACATCAACGCCGATAAGCCCTGGACGACCAAGTTCCTCACTATCGGCGGTGCGGCGACCACCGTGAAGATCACGGGGAATAAGGTGGTGACGGGGGCGCCAGCGGCGGGGTACACGTTCAATCGCTGTGAGCAGCCGCTGACAAGCGACGATCAGGAAGTGAGTGTGACACTCTCCTCACTGGCGCCGGGGTCGGCTGATGGCTTCCCCTCGGCGGGCGTGCTCGCGCGCATCTCGGGCAACACGTTCATCTGGATGCGTGCGCTGCGTTGGGACACGGCGGGGCTGAATCGCTGGCAGATCGTTGAGATCATCAATGGGATCGACGCGGCGTCGGCGTTGGTGGAGTTTCTGACGGCACCTGTTGCCGGTGACGTGATGACGCTGCGGTGCGTGGGGAATCAGGTCACGCTGCTCGTTAATGGCGTGGCGCATGGCACCGCTACGACGAGTGTGCTCGCTGGGCGCAATGTGGGCGTGGAGCTGGGCGCGTGGAGCGGGACGGATAGCGCGTCTGTAGATGCCTTCAGCGCGCAGATCGTGGGCGCGCCGCCCGCTGACACGACAGCGCCGGTTGTGAGTATCACGACGCCTGCGAGCAACGCGACGGTGAGTGGCACCATCTCAGTTGCGGCGAATGTGACCGATGCTATTGGCGTCGCCAACGTGCGTCTCTTCGTGGATGGCGTGCAGAGTGGCGCGGCACTGACCGTTGCGCCGTATACATTCTCCCTCAACACCACCACGCTGGCGAATGGGCCGCACACGCTACGTGTCGATGGCCAGGACGCGGCGGGGAATACCGGCTCGGCCAGTGTCGTGGTGACGTTCAGCAACGTCACACCCGACACCACGCCGCCGACCGTGTCGTTTACCGCCCCTGCGGCCAACGCCACGCTGTCAGGGAGCAGCGTGACGATGTCGGTCACGGCCAGCGACAATACGGCGGTGACGAGTGTGACGTTCTATTTCGATGACGTACAGACGGGCGCGCCGCTTGCGTCCGCGCCGTACTCGTACACGCTCGATACCACGCAGTACGTGAATGGGATTCACACGCTGCGCGCGGATGCGAGGGACGCGGCGGGTAATGTGACGACCACGACGCGTACGGTCGCGATTATCAACTCTGTCACCGTACAGGTCGAGGTACCTGGACCGACGCAGATTGTCACGGTCGAGGTGCCAGGGCCGACTGTGTTCGTCGACCGGCCCGTCATCACCACAGGCACCCTCAACTTCGCGGGCTCGCTCACGAACCTGCCGCCGGGCAACTACCGCGCCATGCTCATGGTGATTGATGAGGACTCGCGGCAGTTGGTGGCGCCGCCCGTGTTCGGCAGTACGGCGGTGAGCGCGGCCAATCCCACCGGCACGCTCGCACTGAATGGCGTCTTCAAGCCGCAAGGACAGCAGGTCAAATGGTAACGCGCCCGAGCTGGGAGGAGATCTATGGCCGCGACATCCCGCACGATCTGCCGCCCGTGCCGCGCAACGCCACTCCCCTTGTGGACGCGCCGGAGTGCCCGCGTGATTGCTCAGGCCGGCACCATACGGATTCCTTCATTGCCTGCCAGTCGTGCGGCGTGCCTGCCTACAAGGATGTGGCGCATGAGTACCGCGTCAACCGAGGCGTCAATTTCCACGTGCTCGAGCCGATGAACGGCGCCCCGCCCTTGCTGAGCGCGCATATGCCCTGCCCCGCGTGCGGAGGAGTGTTTAGGAAGTGAGCATCATGCCCGAGCCCGGCGCGGCCGGCGCGCTCCCCTTCCCTGTGGGGCAGCAGCAGTTTCAGCAGCCTGCCCCGGCGCCCTTGCCCACTGGTGGCGCCATGCAGCAGCCTGGCATGACTCTGCCTGACGGCAGCGTGCCGAGCGCGCCCGAACCCGACAGCACCGTCCAGACCGAAGCGCCCACGCGCCGCCGCCGCTCGCTCAAGATCGACGCCGAAGAGGCGTGTGAGCTGGTGCTGGATGTGGTGCAGCACGCGCGGGATGAGCGCATTGCGTGGATGGATCAGCGCCTTGTGCGCTACGCCAAGCTGCGCGGCTGGCGCCAAGAGCAGACGCACCCGTGGGAGGGCGCGCACAACGAGCACGTGCCGCTCATCATGAGCAACAAGCTCAGGATCGACGCGGGCCTGTTCAATGCCGTGATGGGCAACAAGCCCATGATGCAGGGCAAGTCCCTGCGGCGAGACAAGATGGACGCCGCCGACAAGGCCGCCGCGCTCATTGAGTTCCAGTTGATGCACGAGGCGGATGGGGAGCAGAAGATCGCTCAGGCCGTGGACCAGTTCACCGCCGACGGCACGCTCCTCTCCTTCCAGCCGTGGGTGAAAGACTCGCGGCGCATGGTGGATGTGCGCGTGATCGCGGGGCCGGATGAGCAGACGCCCCTCTCGCTGTATCTGGTGCGCGTGCTGCCCAACATCATCGACGGCTTGGAGCGCCTGACCGACGAGACTATGGACGGCTACAACTGGACCGGCACGTGGCTCAATCAGGACGGCGAGGAACAGGAAGTCGCCATTGAGGTGTGGGACCGCGACGACGGCAAGTTGGAAGTGGAGATGCGCTGGGATGCCACCACGTTTGACGGTCCCACCACGATCATCCACCAGCTCGAAGACATCGTCGTGCCACTGCGCTCGCTCAACACGCAGCCCGTCACGCCGCAGAACCCGTTTGGCGCTCCGTGGATCGCGCGCAAGTTGCGCGTCGATCTCGATACCATCGACCGCCGCCGCAAGAACGGCACCTACGATCTGCTCACGGATGAGGACTGGGATGCGCTGACGGGCTTTGCTGTGACGCGCGCCTCCATCGACATGCAGATCCAGGGCGAGGACAGCGTGAAGGTGGAGAAGGAAGCGCAGGCCGGGCTGGAGAGTGATTGGTCGGGACTGAAGCATGACCAGAAGTGGCTCGATCTGATTGAGTGGTACGGCTCGTACACGCTGGAGGATGGGTATGACTGCGAAGTCGTGTTGCATGTCTTTGACGTTCCCGGCGGCATTCTCGCGCGCGCTCGCTACCTTAGCGAAGTGTGCCCCGGCGCGCCCCAGTGGCGCCCCTTCGCTGAGGAACGCTTCATCCCAGTCCCCGACTGCTTCTACGGCATCAGCGTCCCGGAACTCCTTGAAGGACTCCATGATCTGCTGCACGAGTTGTTCAACGCTAATCTCGACCGGGGAGACATTGCCAATCTGCCGGTCATGCTCTATCGGGCAAGTAGTGGTGTAAAGCCAGAAGAGATGCGCGTCTCGCCGGGGACGTGGGTGCCCGTAGACAACCCCAAGGAAGATGCCGTCCCGGTGCAGTACCCGCACAGCGACCAGTCGTGGTCGTTCAACATGATTGGGCTGGTGCAGCAGTTGGCAGAGCGGCTCATCCAGGTGGGCTCACTCCAGTTCGGCCAGGTGCCCCAAGGGAAGGCCAGCGCCCTCCGCACCGTGGGCACGACCATGGCCATCTTGCAGCAGGGCGCCGCACTGCCCGAGCAGATCCTGCGCCGCTTCTTTCACTGGCTGCAGCAGGTGTACGGGCAGTTCCACATGCTCAACACCAAGTTCCTGCCAGCGAAGAAGCGCATTCTCGTGCTGGGCGCGGACCCGGATGCGGAGGATGCCTACTCGGAAGTGGGCCCGCAGGACATCACCGCCCCCGTCTCCTTCGAGTTTGGCGCCACCTTGCTCAACACGAACAAGGGCATCATGTCCCAGTCCCTGAGCGAGATCGGCCAGGCCATCTTCAACCCGCTCTCCTTCCAGATGGGCACCGTCGGGCCGGAGCAGT